TATTAGTTATGAAAGCAAATAGGAGAGAATCATGTATGACGATAACGTATTTTCAGATCTTCACAAAGAAGTCTATGGCTTCCGCCCTCGTGGTGTAATCATGGATAACTGGAACTCAATGGCACCTGCTGAAAAGCAAGTTCGTTGGGATCAGCTTTGCGAAGAGTTGGCATCTAATGCTGAGTTTGATCGTGTACAAGAGTTGAAAGCTGTTGCACAGGTGGAGCAAGACATCAAAGCATACATGAAGCTTGGTGCCCCTAATCGTAAAAGTGCTCTACGTTGGATGACCCAAACTGAGACATTCTATAATAGTCAGTGTGTAGAAGGTTGGGTTTGGAAGCAAGGGATCTTGTTCACCGCCTACGGTAAGCGTTTGGTAACAGAACTTCTACAAATTGTCGAATATAATTAAATAGGGCTTGACATCTGATATCGAATCAGGTACAAAGATGGTATAGAAACAAAGAAAGCGAGACTTACATGTTTAGAATTCCTAATTTTTACCAAGACGAAGTATCCTTCCAAGAAGGTTGGGACACTATGAAACGCCATGGTCGTGGTGATACTCTTGAGGGTATGGAAGCTATGGATCGTTGTTGGACAGAATACGTTGCAAGTCAAAATGATTTCTTCAACGGAAAAGTAGCTGTTGTAGCTTTTGAAGATGATGACGAATTCTTTGAGTACTATAGCAGTGAAGTAAATGCCTACAATGCTGTGTTCTCAAACATGCAACCAATGTTCGCTTAGGAGATATATTATGGAAACTTATACATTCAACGCATATGGGGTAACCTTTACTGAAGAGCACGGAACTTGTAGCCGTGCCATGGAAGCCGCCAACAAAGAACTCCTGTGGAAATTTGCAGGATCTAAAGATGGCGCATGGTTCCAAGTTGGGATCACTAATGCTTTTGATTGGGTTGAAGGAAACTTCTTCGATTAGGGGTTGACAACCCCGAATCAATATGCTATATTGTTTATATTAGTTATGAAAACAAGTGAAGGGAAATACAATGTCACATGAAGTAGAAATTATCGACGGTGTTGCTCAGATGGCTTATGCAGGCGATACGCCTTGGCATGGCTTGGGTACTCAGGTATCTAACGAACTCACTCCTGTTCAGATGATGCAAAAAGCGGGTCTTGATTGGAACGTCGAGAAGCACGATTCATTCGTGAACGTTAACGGTCAACAGATCAAGACAGGACAACAGTCCCTGATCCGTACATCTGATAACTCAGTTCTGACCAATGTTGGAGAGAATTGGAACCCTGTGCAGAACGAGACTGCGTTTGAATTCTTTGCGGAATACATTGCCGCAGGAGATATGGAGATGCATACTGCGGGATCGCTTAAAGGTGGTCAACAGGTATGGGCTTTGGCTAAGGTCAAGGAAAGCTTCGATGTCTTTGGTGATGATACAGTAGAATCATTCTTGCTGTTCTCCAATCCACACATGTACGGTAAGTCAATCGATGTGCGCTTCACACCTGTTCGTGTGGTATGCAACAACACATTGACTATGTCTCTTAACGCTAACGATAAGCGTGTTGAGAAGGTGTCACACCGTAAAGCTTTTGATCCACAACAGGCTAAAGAGCACTTGGGTATCGCACACGAGAAGTTTGAGAAGTATAAAGAGATGGCTCAGTTCATTGGATCACGCCGCTACGGTGCCGAAGAACTCATCAACTTCTACAACGATGTGTTCCCACACACTGACACTAAGCGTAAGGTTGCCTCAGTGAAGACAGTTGATGATCTGTCACGTCAAGCAAAGAACTGCTATGATGTGTTAGAGAGCCAACCGGGAGCCAACTACGCCGAAGGATCTTGGTGGCAAGCATTCAACTCAGTAACTTATGTTACAGACCACGTTCAAGGTCGTAATGCAGAAAATCGTCTCCACAGCCAGTGGTTCGGCGCAAACCAAAACCGCAAGATGAAAGCGGCAGAGAAGGCAGTGCAATACGCACTGGCTTCATAGGGGATAGGTTATGAAACTGATTATGGACAAACGTGATCCAGATCTATATGCCGAAGATGTTAGCGAAGCAGAGATGGTATCTCTGCAAGCTACTATCAAAACTCTTAACGTAGATCTTATGGATGACAATTTCGAACAATACCAATTCTATGTAGAGAGTATCGGTAATAAGGTGTTTATTCGCCGCAAGTAGATGGTATAAATAGTATCAACTTATCAAGGAGAAGTGAGTTGATATATAAAGGCAGATCAACGAGGCATCATGATCTACATTGGCAGATCAATATGAACTATGAAGCAGAGGCGTTAGCAACGCCACTAGAAGAACCAACAGGATCAAGAGCCTTAGATTACGAAACAAAGGTTTTTGATATCATGAAATCCGCCAAGATTGATGGATTAGATGTTGGTAGTGTTAATGGTGCAGGGTTCAGTAACCAAGGCGCAGGAGATATTGAAGCAACTTACAGAGGTGAGCAATTCAATATTGAGGTCAAACTTGACATGTTTCCACAGATGGGTGGTACGTCTATACGAATAGACAGTAATGAAAAAACATGTACTCTTGTTCAGCCCGATGCGGTTGATGCTGACGCTATCCCATTCTTTATGAAAGCCGCTAAAGTGCAAGATGCTCCACTCAAGGTTTGGGTGGATTTCATTCGTAAACAAGAACCCAAAGAACTTCATAGCAAAGTGCCATATACGATACCATTTGGTTCGGTGACTAAAGAAGCTTGGATTGCCGCTAAGAATGCGGGCTTGTTAAAAGAAATGAATGCCACACGATCATTTCCCGATACTAAGAACATTGCCAAGGCATACAATCGTAAGAATGTTTATTACATTCAGATCGGTGGCGCAGGTCTGTTCTATCTTGGCAAAAATCCCCTGAGACTACCCATACCTGAGCTAAAAGGAGCTATGGACGTAGAGTTTCGATTAGGTGCATCAGGCAGTAAAGTACGCACGGTTGGTGATAAGACCTATCGTGTTGTTGGTGCTGGTTATCGTTGTCAGGGTAGATTGAAATCGCACGTCAAATCTAGATACAGCCTTGATAACGTCAAAGATCTTCACGAACTGTTTGAGGTAAAGAGCGTATGAAAATAGGATCCGTTTATTCGATACCATCTCAAGAGCAACTCTATGGGGTAGTAAACAGGACGAAGGCCGCACACAACATAGTGAGTGGTGTAACCGTACACCTGTCCGAAGAGTACCGCAAACTTCGGAAAGCACGTAAGGTTTTGCCTGTCGAATCAGTAAAAAATAGCCAAATTAAATCTTATAAATAGTCTTAACAACGTAAGATATGGGAACTTCTGGGAAAGATGACTAAAATGACATTCAAAGATAAGCTATTAGAGAACCTTAAATTCAAGGCAACTAATGAGAATGACGATCCTTGTTGGGATAGTCACAAACAAGTTGGTATGAAGAAAAAGGGTGGAAAAGAAGTTCCTAACTGTGTGCCTAAAGAAGAGGTAGAAGTAGTACAAGAACTCACTGCCGCCGAAAAGAAGCTTGTCAATACAATGTATGACAAGAAGGGCAATCTTACCCCTATTGGCAAAAAGGTCATGAACCATGGCAAGAAGCAGGGCGACAAAGGATTTGTTGAGTCTGTAGAACTTGATGAAATGACTTCTGCACAAAAGAAGAAGTTTGATAAGCTATACAAGCAAATGCTTAATGGTCCTGAGCACAGGAAGATTATGTCAAAGGCTGTTAATAAGGTTAAAGGGGATGATCAGTTTCACGCCTTGGTTAAGAAAACTGCAATGGAATCTGCTTTATCTGAAGCTATGTTGCGTCAAGTATCTGAAGCCAAAAAAGCTCCATACGAAATTTACCACAAAGACTTCTCTGGTGCTATGCAACACGCATATGCGTCTGCCAAAAAGAACTACGGAATTACCGTTAAGCCTAGTGAAATTGATGACAAGGTTGCTTCTGGCCCACGTAAACCAGGAAATGGTAAGACAAACAGCTATCGCCTAAAGGGTGACAAGGGTGCTATTCAAGTACAAGTCTATAACATGGGCAGTAAGTACGAATTGAATATGTACAAAGAATCTCTTGATGAGAACTTGAAGCTTATCAATCGTATTAAGAACTCTGGTGTTGTTAAGACTGGATCCATGTCAAAGGATACTCCAGCAAAAAAGAAAGCCGAAGCAGAACGCCGTAAAGAGTACAACGCTTACCAAAAAAGTAAACGTTAACATGAAAACGTTTAAGGCAATACGAGAAGCTCGTGGGGAAGATTCCAAGGGACACAAGATAGCAACCAAAGATGGTGCTGGTATGACCCCTAAAGGTGTCGCCGCCTATAGACGTAAGAACCCAGGAAGTAAACTCAAAACAGCCGTTACAGGCAAAGTTAAAGCAGGCAGTAAAGATGCTGGACGCCGCAAATCATTCTGTGCTCGTATGAGTGGAATGAAGGGTCCTATGAAAGACGAGAAGGGTAGACCAACTCGTAAAGCAATGTCGCTTAGAAGGTGGAAGTGTTAAATGAAAACGTTTAAGTTGTTCTTAGAACGAAACTATGCCAAAGAATACGAAAACTATCAGGGTAAACCTGAGCAAATCGAGAAGAGATCTTCTCGTAATAAAGCTCGACGTTTGATGGCTAAGAAGATGAACGTCAAGGGCAAAGACGTTGGGCACAAGGACAATGATCCTTTGAACAACGATCCTAAGAACTTACGTCTCGAAGATCCGGGCGAGAACCGTAGAGAGCCACGCATGCGTGACAATCCTGTAGAAGAAGGTATTCGTCATAAGGGTCTGTTACACCGCAAAGGTGTGAAGGGTACTGCATTCGCAAGGTCTGTAAATAAGACACACGCTCAGAACCAAAAAGATCAGAAGGATGCTAGTGCTAGATCTAAAGCCGCCGCTAAAGATCATGCAGATTTCCGTAAAAAGTATCCAAATATCAAATTTGATGAGGATTATGATCCTAACGTACACCAAGAGGGTACACCAGAAGCTACTGCACGTGCAACGGCTATGATGTTTCCTAATGAAGAACTGGATGAGGTTCTAAATATCAAGCAACGCCGTGATCGGGGTATTTCCGCTCGTAAGAACAAGACCAAGATGGCAATGGGCAGACGTAAAGCCGCTAATAAGATTGCTTCTACAGATAAGTTGAAGAAACGTGCCCAAAGACAGGCTCGTACTCAAATGGCTCTTAAGATTGCTAAGGATGGTCCTAAAAAGGACATGACTCCAGCACGTAAGGCTGAGATCGAAAAGCGTTTAGACAAGATGAGACCACGTATAAATAATATAGCAAAGCGTATGATGAAAGATGTGCGTAAAGCAGAGATAGCAAGAAAACGTGGAAAGAAGTAACCTTTATGGCATTCGCATCATTTAGCCAGTTCTTAGTCGAAGAGGAGCAAGCTGTTTATTTCACTTTTGGTGAAATGAATCCTCCGACTATTGATCATGACAAACTATTGAATAAACTAGCGGCTAAAGCGGGTAGGAATCCGTATAGGGTTTACTTGTCACAAAGTCAAGACAAGAACAAGAACCCTTTGTTGTACAAAGAAAAGATTAAGTATGCTCGAAAGATGTTTCCCAAGCATGCTCGACAGATCATGGTCAACACTAAAGTTAAGAAACCTATAGATGTAGCAACTGTGCTATATGATGAGGGTTTTAAGACTGTTGTGATGACTGTTGGGTCTGAGAGGGTAAACGAATTCGAGATTCTACTACAAAAATATAACGGTGTCAAGGGTAGACATGGTTTCTATAACTTTAAGAAGATCACAGTCGTATCGGCTGGCGAAAATCCAGATTTAGAAAGTTCTAGCAAACAACGTGGAAGTGCGAAGGCCAATGACTTCACCACATTTTCACAGGGTGTACCCAAACCATTAAGTAATTCAGATGCGAAAAAGCTATTCAGCGATATTCGTAATGCTATGGGCATTAAGGAAGAAGCATCGTTTAGGCATCACGTAGAACTAGAGTCAGTCTCTGAAGAACGTGAAGCTTTTGTAAATGGAGATCTCTTTTCGCTCGGAGATTCCGTAATTATTAAAGAAAGCGATGAGGTAGGAACTATCTCAATGCTTGGTGCTAACTACCTAATTGTTGACACAGCCAAAGGACGAACACGTCAATGGTTGGAGTCAGTGGAGAAGGTTAGTGGTAAAGTGTGCGGACATGTTAAGGAAGATGTAGCCAAACCAGATACCAAATATTCATTTGCAAGTTTTATAACAGAAGCGGAATATCAAGGTAGAAAGGTTAAACTAAATGATCCGTTTAGAACCCCGAAGGCCAATAAAGACTATGGTGTGTATGATCGCAATGATACTAGTGACATCACTCTTGTTCGGTCTAGTAATAACAATATGCAAGAAAGCAAATCCCTACCACCAAGAAATAAGTAATTGGTTCGTAAGACCAGAAGACCAAAGCAGTAGTAGTAACAATAACCTAAAAATGGGAAAAGTGGATTAATATGCCAGATGACTTGCACAGATTGGATAGAATTGAAGCGAAGATAGATAAACTATCTGACGCACTGATAGCTATCGCACGAACCGAAGAGAAATTGATACAAATGGAGTTGAAGAACTCTGCAAATTATGATAGAATGAATAAGTTCAGTCAGAAACTGGATGATATAGAGAAGTCGGTTGCGGACAATGCCGCAACTGTAGGTCTCATTAACAAACTATTCTGGGTAGCAGTTGTTGCTATCTCAGGATCAATTGCCGCCCAATTGTGGATGTAAAAGGAAAACACACATGGAAAAAGATGTAATGAACAGATTGGGCGATGCATACGCAGAAGTCCAAGAAGCTACACTAAAGCAAAGAGCATTGGCTAAAGCCGCTAAAGATGCTCAACCAAAAGACAAGGTGTCTCTTAAGAAGGCACCGTGGGACAAGAAGGAAGAAGTTGAAGAAGATGCTTCTAACGACAAGTCCGATGATGGCGAAGGTCTAGATAAAGCAGATCCTAAAGCCGCTAAGAAGAAGTTCAAAGATCGTAAAGATAAAGATCTTGACAACGATGGTGATACTGACTCGTCTGATGAGTACCTTCATAAACGCCGTAAGGCTGTTGGCAAATCTATTGCCAAAGAAGAGGTCGATCTTGAAGAAGCCGCTCGTCGCAAAGGTGCTCCAAAGATGGGTGGAGATTCCATTAAAATTCAACGTGCAAAAGATAAAGCGCATGCTGATGCTATGGGTCGCCATGTGAAATCTGGTCGCCGTAAGTCTCTTAAAGCTTATACCGAAGAAGCAGATGAAACTACTCCTTGTAGTGAATGCGATGGATCTACAGAGAACCATGCTAAGGATTGCCCAAAGAACCCTGATGTTGAAAAGGGTGGTGCTGAGAAGGCTGTTATGAATCCTAAAGCAGAAACCAAAACAGAAACCAAAACAGAAAATACTAAGTGGACTGTATACAATCGTATCATGGAAAAGGTTCGTGGTGATCAAACTAAGAACTCTGTTAAAGCTATGGATCCAGAAGATAATCAATCTGGTGAAGAAAAGAAGTTTGTTGATGACCATGAGAAGATGGGCACGGCAGACAGGCAAGCAGATAAAGCCGATATTACAATTGCAATGGCTAAGAATAAACATGCTATTGATAACCCAATGAAAGCCGCTCCACTTCGTCCAGGCGACAATAAGCAAGGCGACTTGAAGGCGGATAAGCCAGAAGGAAGGATGTAAATGATTAAACCCCCACAATGGTGCTCAAAGGCAGTTCCAACAGTACGTGGTTGGAAACACCACGCACGTAGAGAAATCTTGAAGCCTATGCGCTTCACTCAAGAACAGGTAGACGAGTACATGAACCATATGAACGGTGAACCCGAAGTGATCGTGGAAGTTCCACAAACACCAGAACCTTCTATGTTGACTGAAGCTCCTGTTGCAGGCGACTTGGATAGTATGACTAAGGTACAACTTGAGGCTCTTGGGCGTCAAAATGGTATCGAACTTGACCGCCGAAAGGGTAAAAAAACTTTGATAGATAGTGTTAAGAAAGCAATTAAATTCTCCTAATCAAAGTGAACAATCTATGGAAATGCAATTAACTGAGGATAACATCCCACTATATGCCGCCAAGCATTACTACAATCCACTTGGTTCAGATCATGAGGAATTCATAGAGGACTTAAAACGACTTAAGTATATTAAGCGGTTGGTGAATAGGTATATCGAAACAGATTACCTAGCTGACCGCTTAATACTCAATCACTTGATAGTCATTCATAATGTGTTTGGTATCACACCGGGTGTTAATATGTTGAAGATTAAACTGACAGATAGTCAGATGAGTGTGATAAAACCATTCTTAGTTTTTCTAAGATACATTAAAAACGACGAAATAACA